ACCGTCTGCAGTTTTAATTAACGCAGGTATTTTCTTTTCACCAATACGCAAACCAAGTAGTGGCGTACGAATTGTTGCTGGGTCAAGATACTTTCCAGTCGCAAGTTCTTTTACATAAACATGTTTATGCGGACCGGTTGATACGCCGGTTGAGCCAACTTGACCAAAGTACTGAATACCAGCCATTATCTTTTTCTTTTTATTTTAAAACGAAAAAACCCCTGGTCTCCCAGGGGCCTTCCTTTGTGAAATGGATTAAACCCTGATTAAGTCGGCGGCAAGCACGGCGTTCCAATCCACACGCTTAATTTGTTTTAACTGCTCAAGACTATTAAACTTCTCACCCGATAAGGACATCTGAAGATCTTTGATCTCTCGAGCTGTCTTAAGGCCGATACCCTTAATATGATCAGCGATCATTTGGGCGGTAGCGGTATTAATGTTTAAACGTGTTTCGGGTGGGAAAGTACGAGGCTCTTCTTGGGCTGCCTTATCCTTAACCTGAAGAGTAGCAACTTTTTTGGTTGCAGCTTCATCAGGGGTCAATTCATTCTTGTAGGCGGTATAAAGGCGACCGTCCTGGTCTTCAACCATGAACCAATCGCCGTTATCCCATTCGCTTACAACTTTGACGCGAGCGCCAGTTTTGCGGTGCTGGTAAAGCATAAGGACCAGATGTTTTAATTTCTGGTCCTAGTTTAACCTAATCAGCTAACAGTGCGGCCGAGGATGTACTCTTCGATATCTTCGTAGCCAGGTGCGTCATCAGGCTGGATGTAGCACACCTCAACCACCAGGTAACCTTTCAGGCCGGCGTTGTTGTCAGCATCAGCCAGATACACACCACCAGACACGCCAGTGTCAGTGGTCGTACCGCGAGCGAACACCTTGAAGGTGGTAGCAGCAGTCAGAGACTTGTAGACGCCGGAAGGACCAACGCCAGTGGCACCAGTTGCGGTCAGGAAAGGAGTAGAGCTGAGGGCCTGGGAGCCAGCAGCAAACACAATCTTGGCCGAAGCATCACCGGAAACGGTGGAGGTCAGGTTGGCCTGAGCAATAGGCTCACCCACGCCAGTCACAGCCACAGGGCCGCTGTCATTGCGACCGAAGGTGATGACGTTACCAGTGGCGGCATAAATGCCGGTGGCAACACGACCATCACCCCAACCAGAAGCAACTGAGATCGCAGCGCGATACACGAAAGCAGGCTGGGTGGAGCTGCCAGAGATCACCATGCCGGTGATGTCGGGGCGGGTGTCGTCCTGGCGGTAAGGCGAAGGAACGATCACATCCATGGTCTGACCCTTGGTGGCGGCATCACCAGAGGCCCAAGCCACAGCAACGTAACCACGCTGCTGGAAATAGCGATAGCCGGGGACGGCCAGCACCGAGGTGGGGCCGCCCTTGGAAGCATCATTGGTACCGTTGTCGTTGGTATCAATGTTCTTGTACCAGCCGTTCAGGGCGTTGGTCCAGTTACCTGGATAGATCTTTTTGGAAGACAAGTAGGACATTTATTTCTCCTTTAAGTTGGATTTATATCTTTATCAGATGGCGCCGTCATCAGACACGAAGCTGAATGCGGTGGTAACAAAGTCCTTGTTCAGGATTTCGAAACCAGCATACAGTTGCCAAATCAGAATGATAAAGCGGCTGAAATCATCGTTGTTGTTGATCAGCACCTGAGCGTTCGGGCCGCCGATACCAACACCAATCGACTGAGGACCGAAGAAGTAACCTTGAGCAACTTCTTGGTTAGAGAAGGTGTTAGCACCATCGCTAGCGAAGGTGGCAGACACAGTCTTGGTCGGGAAGTTGGTCGACTCGAAGAACTTCACGCCTTCAAACTGAACGCCGGTCGGCATCACGGGCTCACCAGCCAGGAAGTAACCCTGACCTGCTTGGGGACCCATGTAGAAGCTGGCGTTGTTAGGCATCATGGGGTTGCCCATGTACATGCCTTGGCCAGGGTTGCCGCTGTAACGAGCGATCTCACGGAAGTCAGGATCACGACGCAGGTGCATCATGAAAGTGGGATCGCAGATGCAACGATACAGACCATCAGCGAAGGTAGGAACGTTGCGCTTACGCAGGTCCTTAACAACGGTCAGAAGATCGGTACGCACCTGGAACTGCTGCACCTGAGCGGTGTATTCAGCAGCGGTGTAAGAAATCGAACCGTTGGCAGCTTTGGTTTTGCCACCGGGGAAGTAGTAACCACCCTGGGTGCTGGAAGCTTCACCATTGGCTTCGGCTTTGGCGAGTTCATCAATGAACACGCGGTCACGCCAGCGGCGATAGTCATCGAGCAGGGTCAGGCTGCCGATCGACTGGTGGAACATGTTGAGGTTACCGGTGTCCAGCAGCAGGCGCTGGGCGGTAATCAGAGTTTCACGAGCGATCTTGAAGGTCGAAGGCTGGGTCGGATCACCCGGATCTGCAGGGCCGGTGTACTCTTTCAACACAACCAACACCTTCTCTTTGGTGATGTTGCGGCTGTTGGCAGTACCAATGGTCTGGTCAGCGATACGCTCCCGGCTATCCTTGGTGCCAGGGGTACCCCAGAACTTGTAGCGGTCTAACTGAACGGTTTGACCGGGCTGACGGGTGAAGTCGTGGACAACCACGGGCTCCACTGCCATTTCAGCAATGTAAGCAGGGTGGGGACGGTAAAGTTCCGCACCAAGAATCTTTGGAAAGTCGTTATCAATGAACACTTTGTTTTATCCTCCAGTGTCGCAGGAAGTGTTTTATCGGGTGAAAGATTCAGACATTTATATGTCTTATCTAACAAAAATTTTAGCAGTCAGTAACTTACATCACACGTATTGTGTGGATGCAAGCGATTTGACGCCGAATTGTGCGCTTGGGGTGTTATTAGAGCTGTAGCCTTCTGGATCGATAGCCATGCCCTGCTGGAAACCTGGAATACCTAAAGCACCGAGGCCAGCACCAGCAGCAACACCGCCAAGACCGGCCATACCAGCGGCAAGTGGGACGCCAACAGCAGCGGCTGTTTCTGGGCCAATCCCTTTGTTAATAAGATCAGCCAAAGGTCCCATCGCAGTACGTGCCATTGCAGCACGCTTGCTACCGGCTGGAGCATTGGCGCCAATAGCACCAAGACCTTCAATTGCTTTGGATGCAGCTGCAGCACGAGCGGGTCCGGCATATTTACCGGCAAGACGTGCGGCACCTAAAGCACCACGAGCACCGAGGCCAGCGGCAACGCCGCCAAGAAGTGCACTACCGGGATCTTCGCCCTGTGCGGCAAGAGCCCCGCCAGCTACCAGACCGGCAGCAGCGGGGACTCCATATGCAAGCAAAGGACGACGTTGTCCTAATGGTTGCATTTGCCTCACTCCATCACAAAGAGTTTGTTGGACACAACGTTGGGCTGAGCCTGGTTCAGAACACGCCATGCATTCTGAGGATCACGCGCCATCATTTCATTGAAGGTGCCCCAGAAGTTGGCAGGTTGCTGAGGAGCAGCTGCAGCAGGAGGAGCAGGGAACTCACCATAAGCAGCTGGGTTCACTTCTTCGGTTGGGTAACCGTAAGCTTCCAGATCTGCTTCACCTTCGTGCACGGGATACGGACCTTCAGGACCGAAGAAGCGCAGCGTGTAATCGCTGAGCACATCGGGGTTGGTCAGAATCTCGTTGTAAGCCAGATTCTCGGTGTGCTCGTTGGTGGCAAACTCAGCATATTGCTTGAGGGTTTCGGTCATTTCCTGGCCCCAGGCAACAGCACTGTCCAGCAGACCTTCGAGCTGAAGGGCGTAATTATTTAGAATTGCGGGAGCTTCGCTTCCGAACGCTTCGAGAACCTGTTGGCTTTCCAGGCTCAGACCCTCCGAGGAGGTTGGGGAATAGCTGGGCGAGTAAGCCTGGTTGGTTGACCAGGTCTGCGGAGCCGATGGTTGCGTAGCTGGGCTGCTGGTCGAACCGTAATTGGCCGGGGCGTAGGTCGTCGTCGGCGCTGATGGTTGACCCTGGAATGGGGATTGAACTGGTGCGCTCAGCAGGTTCACCACCTTGTTGAACGCCGATTCCCACGGATTGCTCTGGGCTTCCGCCGGTTGGGATTGGGGGGCGTACTGAGTAGGGGCTGAGGGTTGGTAAACCGGGGCCACCTGAGGTGCTGCCACCTGGTAATTCGCCGGGGCTGCCTGGTACGATACCGGGGCTTGGCTCGGCTGGTAAGACGGAGTCACGTAACTGCTCGGCGCTACTGCCGGAGTCGGGCTCGTCTGTGGGATCGATTGGACGGTAGCGTCCTGCATAACTCATCTCCTTTTGTAAAGCC